TTTGGTGACGCGCATCAGGCCATGACCTCCACCAGGGTGCCATTGACATCGCGGCGCCGCTCGCGCCGGTTGTGCTCTTTCAGTTCGCCCGCGGTCGCGGCGCCGATGGTTTGGGTATCGCGGCGCAAGGCGGCCAGTTCCTGATGCAATTCCTCCAAGGCGCGGCGCAGTTCCAGGGTATCCGCGGCTTCGTTCGTCAGATAGTTGGGCGGCGGGGTAGGATCTTGCAGGATGGCCGTAACGCTGTTGCCATCGCCCAGGGGGATGACGGCCTCGCGGCCATGCAGGGTGACGGGATAGCCGGAGGTGGGGCCGGCGGAAATGCCGCCGGTGGCATAGGAGGGCCAATAATAAGTGGGGTAATTGATGGCATTTGATCTTAACAGGTTCGCCGTATTTTTGGTGGTATCTGATGTGTTTGATTGCGTCCTATATGTATATATTTCAGCATTATGCAGCCTATCACTCATGTAAGGAAAATAAGAGTGAGAATCATTCCTCGTATCATACGTATATTGTTCGACATTTAATAATCTATCGAGCATGGGAGGTAGTTTTGATTGGTAAGATATTTTTGTCGTTTCATTATCCTTTAGCGTCGTGGTATTGGTTTTAATCGTGGTCAGTTCGGTAATTTGCGCTTGCAGTTTGGCGATGGTGTCATTGAGTTTTGTAATCTGCATCGCGCTGTTGGCGTTTCCGGTTTCCAGTTTGGCGATGGTGTCATTGAGTTTTGTAATCTGCATCGCGCTGTTGGCGTTTCCGGTTTCCAGTTTGGCGATGGTGTCATTGAGTTTTGTATTCTGCATCGCGCTGTTGGCGTTTTCGGTTTGCAGTTTGGCGACGGTGTCATTGAGTTTTGAAATCTGCGTTGCGCTGTTGGCGTTTTCCGTTTCAAGCTTGCCGATGACATTCAACAGATAACTCAGCATCTCGGTTTCATTCGTGTTGCCGGTCGTCAGCTTGCCAATTTCAATTTCATGCTTGGACAGGATGCCATCCTGGTCAATATCCAGGCGATCGAACCAAAACTGCATCTCTGCATCGCTGGCCAGGCCGGCAAACATGGTTTTGAATTCAGCAAAGGATACCTGATCTTTGACTTGCAGTTCAGTGACCGCCATCTTTAACGCGATATCATTAGCCAGCGATTGCAACGATTGATATTGCAATTCCAATTTGCTAATCAGCCCATCTTGATTTTGATCCAGGAGATTGAATATATTACGCAACTCATCATCAGATGCGAGATATTGCAGCGATGATTGAAATTCACTCCATTTTAGATTGCCGTCGCCATCCAAGTCGATAGCCCGCAGCAGCGGAGTAAGATCTCCAGTGCTCATCTCGATAGCATCAATTACGCCGTCTTGATTTATATCCAGTCCACGGAAAATTTCTTGAATATCATCGCGGTTAATGACGTGCTGTAAGGCGGAGATCATTTCCGCTTCGGTAATCTGCTGGTCGCCGTTCGCATCGATTTCCCACAGCAATGCACGAACAGAATCCAGATTGGTGTTTAGCTCTTTGCCCACAATATCCAGCTCTTCATAGACATCCTCGACATAAGGCGGGATCTCGCGGATCTCGGGGACGATATCCTTGACCGCCTGTTCCATGGCGGCATCGCGGGCGGCCATGGCCTCTATTGCCGCCTCAACCGCCGCCGTAGCGTTACGAAGCAACTCATCGGTATCCTCGCCCGATTGCCCGATGGCTTCTACGATCTCCTCGAAATGCGGATACAGTTCGACCGGAAGATTTTTCAGCGCTTCTAAATTCTGCTCTTCGATGGGGATTTGATCGTCTACCAGTTTCTGCAATTCCGCCAGCCGGGCGCGTGTTAAACCAAGGTCGCGCATATAAGACACGCGATCGCCGTACATCCCAATGGGATCTTGGCTCAGCGTGTTCAGTGACTTTTCCAACATGGCCATGGTAGGCATTTCGCCTGCCTTGGCGGCATCGATCAGGGCAAGGATTTGATCCTGCGCTTCGCGCCGCCGTTGCGCCTGTATTTCCACTGGCGTGGCGATCATGGCATCAATCGAATCAATGACGTTGCCAATGGCTTCGCTGACCTGTTTTAGGCTATCAATCAGATCCATGATTCCCTTGGCGGCCTCTTCCGCTTCCTTTTGCGCATCTTCCAATTGGAAAATCCATTCCTGGAAGCCGCGCATCTCCTCAGGCGTTTGCGCCAACAACAACGCCCGTTCGGCGGCGATCATGTCTTCATCGCGGCCCAATAGCCCCAGGGCCTTAATAGCCAGGTCGTCTTGAGTGGCCTTGAGCGCGACCCGATCCTGGATCGCCCAGACCTGCTCATAGGCCGCGCGTAGCGCGGGGTCCATGGCGGCGGATTGCAAGCGACGTTGCAGTGCCGTAGCTTCGGCACCCAGGCCGATGCTCGATAGCGCCTCGATCCAGGCGTTGGCGATATCATTGGCCACCCGATAGGCTTCTTCCGCGGCTTTTTGTAGCGCCTGGAGCGCTTCCCGTGCCGCCTGGTTGGCTTCATCGGCCGCACGTTGGGCGGCGTCATTGTGGGCCTTGATGGCCTCCACTTCGGCATCATACGCTGCCCGCCGGGCGGCTTCCGCCTCCGCGGCAGCGGCGGCGGCATCCTCGTAAGCGTAAATTTGCTCGAGGATGGCCCGCGTGGCGTCGTCGGTCGCGGCGGCGAGTTCTTGTTCGCGGCGCAAGCGGAGTGCCAGCTCCTCATCGCCCTGGGCCTCGGCCAGCCGAATTTGCAGGCTAGCCATTTCTTCAGCCGCGCGGGCGGCAGCTTCGGCGGCGGCGGCCGCGTCTTCGGCGGCGTAGATTTGGAGCAAAAGCGCCCGGGCGGCATCACTCGCCGCGTCGGCGAGTTCCTGTTCGCGCCTGAGTTGCAGGGCCAGGGCATCATCCCCCTGGGCCTCGGCCAGCCGGATTTGCAGGCTGGCCATTTCCTCGGCGGCCCGCGCGGCGGCCTCCGCGGCGGCGGCGGCGGCCTCCGCGGCGGCATCCGCGGCGGCGGCGGCATCTTCGGCGGCGTAGATTTGGAGCAGGAGGGCTCGGGCGGTTTCGTCCGCGGCGGCGGCGAGTTCCTGTTCGCGCTCCAGGCGCAGCGCCAAGGCATCGTCGCCCATGGCGCTTGCCAGCCGGATTTGCAGGTCGGTGTAGTCGGCGACGCTGGCGCTGACATCGCTGAACACCTGCCCCAGCTCTTGGAGATAGGCCCCCAGGATGGCCATTTGCTCCGTGGTCAAAATGCCGGCTTGATAGAGCTCTTCTAAAGCAGTGCGGTTTTCCGGCAGGGTCATGCCCCACTCCGCGAACACCGCCTCCAGTTCCCGGGTCGCCTGGGCCACTTCATCCACGCCGAGCAGCCAGTCGGTGAAGGCCTCGGCGCCGTCGTAAAGTAGATCGAATTGCGGGGCGAGTTCGAGAAGTCCGGCGTAAAGTTTCTGGCCCGCCTCGGTGGTCAGGTCGATAGCGCCGATCAGGTCCTCGAACCCTTCGCGGGTTTTGGGCAAGTCGTTCAGGAGCTGGGCCAGGATCGCGGCGTTGGGGTCCCCCGGGGTGGTGATGGTTTCGGTGATGGGCTGGCCGCCACCGCCAGCAACGGGCTTTTTCAGCTTGCCAAGCGAGTCGAGGAAGCCCTGGGTGCCGCGGTCCACTTCGTAGCCCAGATCCCGCAGGGCGTCGCCATAGGTCTCCAGGCCCGCGGCGAGTTCCAGCAGGAAGGGGGGGTTGACGCCTTTGAGGTCCGCCCAGGCGGCCATGTTGCGCGCCCAGCGCTCCGCTTCTTGGCGCAGCTGTGCGCCGCGATCCTCGCCCAAGCGCTCGATGCCGCGAAACCCCTCGTCGATGGCCTGCTGCACGCGATCAAAACCCAGATCGGGCGCCCCGAGGGCCTGGCCGCGGCCGCCGGTCAGGTCCGCCAGGTCGCTGGCCAGGTCCTTGCTTTTGGCCTTGACCTCGGTCGCCACTTTGGTGATGGTGGTGGTGACATCCTCGCTGAGCCCCAGCAGTTCGTCCTGTAGCTTGGGGATCTCACGGTCGATCTGGTCGGCGGCGGCCTGGATGGCGTCCACCAGCTTTTCCGTGCCGGTGGTGAATTGCTCATAGTAGAAGGCCTGGGCCTGGGTGGCGGCCTCGACGCCGCCGAAGGCGCCCACCAGCTCGTCACTGAGGGTCAGCAGGGCGGTGGCGGACAGGCCCTCGAGGTTGGTGGCGGTCTGCTGGGCGGCGGTGTCGAGAACGCCTAGTTGGGCCACCAGGCGGGAAAGGGTCTCGCCGCTGGTTTCGCCTGAGGTACCAAACTGGTCGATGTAGCCCTTGAGCCGTTTCACGTCACCGGTGATGTCGCCGGTCAGGTCCAGCATCTGGCCCAGGCTATCGTCATAGCGGTCGGACAGCTCCACGGCCAGGGCCGAGGCGACCATGGCGGCCTGGATCTGTGCCCCGACCTCTTCGGCCGTGCCGGACAGATCGCCCACCATGGCGCCAAAGGCGATGCCAATGTCGTCCGCGGATCGTCCGGCGGCCTGGGCAATGCGCTCCACCAGGGCGGCCATGGCGCCCCCCAGGTCGCCTTCGTTTTCGGTCAGATGGATCAGGCCGTCGCCGAAGTCGGACATTCTCTGCAGCTCGGCCTCGATGAAGCTGGAGAGGTCGTCGCCGAAGAACTCGGCCAGGGCGTCGGAGACGTCGGCCAGGGCCTGGTAGACCTCGGTCAGCTCGGTGGCCTCCATGTTTTTGGAGCCCTTGTCGGTGAGGCCGAAGTTTAGGCCGAAGCTGCCCTTGACGTAGGCGCCACTGGCGGCGCCCCATTCGCTGTCTTCCAGGCCACTGGCGCTCCCGCCAGTCATGGCGGCGAGGGTGCCGTAGCGGGGTTCCTGGTCGGATTGCCATTTGGAGAAGATGGCGACAGCGGCGGCGACGGCGGCGGCGGCGGGGATGGCATAAGGCAAGGCGGCGCCGATGGCGAAACTGGTCGAGCCCGTGCCTGCGGCGCCGGAGGCCATGGCCATGTTGGCGCCGAAACCGCCAAAGTAGCCTTGGGCGGAAATGATGCTGGAGGCGGCACCAAAGCCGTCCATGATGCCGGTCAGGGCCGCGCCGGAGAAGACATTGGTGATGCCACTGGCCAGGCTGGAGAAGCCGGAGAACATACTGCTCATGCTACTGGCCCCACCGAGCAGGCTGGTCGCCGTGCCCGTGACCCCGCCAGCGCCCCCGCCCATGATGCCCATGAGGGCGCCCTGGATGGGGACGACGAGGGGCGAGAGGAGCAACTGATAGGACAGGTCGGCGACCCACTCCAGGACGGTTTCTTTGAGGTTGCCCAGGACATCGCCCTGGCCGGTAATCAGCCCGCGCCACAAGCCCTGGAAGGTATCGTCCAGGCTGTCGACCGCGTCGGCCCAGGCGGCGTAGAAGGCGTCTGACTCGCGGCGGGCGGCGTCGGCGGCCTGGGCTTGTTCCTTGGCCATGCCGGCAAGGACCTGGCTGGCCTCGGCGGCGGACAGTTTGACGGAGCCGGCCTTTCCGGCCAGGGCGGCGGCGATGGCGGCCTGGGCCTCGGCATAGTCCTCGGCGGCGGCGCGGGCGGGGAGGTAGCGCTGAATCAGTCCCTCGACGGCGCGCTCGGCTTCCTGGATGGCTTGATTCTCTTCGCGCTGCGCCTTGGCCAGTTCCTTGCTGGCCTTGCTGGCGCCACCCTTGGCCGCGGCGAGTTCCTTGGTGGCCTTGGCGGCGCCGGCGGTCTTTTTCTCGCCGTCCGCGATCTTGCCGTTGGTCTCGGCCCACTGCTTTTCCATCCGCGCCTGTTCGGCCACGGCCAGCGCGAACTCGCCATTGAGGTCGGCCTGTGCCTTGCGGGCGGCCTTTTTGGCCTCGGCCTCCTCGATCCCGGCGGCGATGACCTCGCGAATGCCCGCCACCTCGGCCCGGGTCCGGTCGGTGATGGCCTGTTGCTGGCCCTTCAATGCCGCCGTGTCATTGGCGTATTGCGCGCCGAGGGCGGCCTGTTCCGCCTTGAGGTCGGCGACGGCGGCCTCGGTGGTGTTGAGGCTGGTGGCCAGCGAGGTCAGGCCGACGGCGGCGGTGGACGCCATGCCGCCGATATCCAGGGCCGCGGGGACCTGAGCCATGACGGCGGCCATGTCGGTGGCCAGGCTGGCCAGTTGGCCGGCGACGTAGGCCACCATCTCCGCCACCGCTACTTTGATGGTGGCGATTCCGCTGTTGAAGAAGTGGACGATATCGGTCCAGGTTGCGCTGGCGATGAGCGGCAGGCGCTCGAAGCCGGCGGCGAATTCCGTCGCGAGGATGTCGAGCTCGCCGAGGATGATATGGACGGCGGCGGTCAGGTTGTCGGGCAGGTCGAGGAAGGCCTGGCCGGCGAACTTGACCAGTTCCACCGTGGATTCCCACAGGGTGCCCTGCTCTTCCAGGGCGAGGGTGCCGTCGCGGATGACCAGGGCGTAGTCGGGGATCGAGCCCAGGGCGGTGGCGAGTTCGGCGATCCGTCCCGGCGCGTCGCCGAGGGCCTCGGTCCAGCCGCTGAATTCGGCGGTCAGGCGGGCGACGGCGGCGACGGCCTCGCCCCCCAGGCCGTCGGCGATCTGGGCGCGGAAGTCGTCGAGCAGGGCGGAGACGTCCCGCAGGCCCTCGCTCAGGGCGTCGCTGAGCCCGGCGTCGCCGATCTCCACCAGGAGTTGGTTGAAGCTGTCGCCGACGTTGGACAGGGCGACGCCCAGGGTTTCGGCCTGGCGCTCGACGGCCCCGGCGAACTGGACGTTGCCGATGCCTTGCAGGTAGGCCTCGATCTCGGCGGCGTTGTTGCCGATGGTGGTGGTGACGCCCTGGAAGGTCATGGCGACCTGATCGCCTTCCTTGCTGGCCTTGATGCCGAACTCCAGGAGCCGCTCAAACTGGCCGGTGGTGGCATCGGCCACGGCCAAGGCCATTTGCTCCAGCGTCTGGCCCATGGCGCTGGCGGTGTTGGCGTAGCTGAGCAGGGCCTCGCGCGAGGGGTCGAGCCCCATGGCCTTGAGTTTGATGAAGCTCTGGACGGCCTGCTCCAGGGAGAAGGGCGTGGTGGCGGCGAACTCCTGGACCATGCCCCAGGCGGCGGTGGCGTTGGTGAACGAGCCGGTGACGGTTTCCAGGCTGGCGCGCAGGGTGCCGGCGCTGGTATTGGCCGCGACAAAGGCCCGCCCCAGTTCGGCGAGGCCGATCCCCGCGGCGGCGGTCATGGCCAGGCTTTTGAGTTGCCCCCCCAGTGCGCTTAGCCCGCCGGCGGCGGCGCCCTGGGCGGACTTGTCGAGCCCGTCCACCTCGCCCTTGACCTGGCGCAGGCTGGTGATCGCGGCGCTGCCGTCGGCATTGATGCGAAGGGATAGCTGCAGGTTGCCGGCCATGGGCGCCTCGTGGGGGGTGGGTTAGCGGCTTAGCGTCCGGGCCGCGACCGGCTGGCGGCGATGGCGGCGCGTTCCTTGGCCGCCCGTTCGGCGCTGACGGCCAGGTGCTCCCGTTCCAGGGTTTGGAGGTCCTGGAACAGGGCCGGATGGGCGTCGCTGGGAATGGCTTGCAGGTCCATCACCGCGCGCACGCCGGCATAGTCAAGCCCGGTGGGCAGCCCGGACATGCCGGCATAGCGCCACTGGGTGTCACAGGCCAGATACAGCAGCACGGCGGTGACGTTCTCCGGCCACAGTTCAACCGCGCCGCATTGGCCGCACCAGGTGCGCTCACCGCGGGCATCCATGCACACGCGGCAGGTGCTGGCGCCGTGACTCTGGCCCGGAGTGGATGCCTGGCTGGGCTCGCCGGGGGCATCCAGCCGCCAGCGCAGCCAGGCGATCAGTTTTTTCGGCGACCGTCATCGTCCAGGTCCTGGATGGCCTGGCGCACGGCCTTGACGACCCAGGTGCCTACGTTCAAGAGGGCTCGTAGCCGCTCGGGGCTGTAGGCGAGGGGCTCGCCAGCCTCGTCGCCGATGTCGGCCCAGTCCGTCACGCGCGCCACGATCCGCTCCAGATCGGCATCGATCGCCTCCGGGCTGATGGCGTCGGCGATGGCGACGAACTTTGCCAGCATGGCGTTGGCGGAATCGATGCCGCCGGACGCGGCCTCGGCCTGAAGGCGCTCGATCTGGTCGGCAATGGCCCGGTGCTTGGTCGCGGCGTTGTCGGCATGCGACAGCAACTTGACGCGTAGCTTGATGCGCGTTTCGCCGTCCGGGTCGGGCAGCTTGATGGTGAGCCAGGTTTGGCGTTCGGTTTGGAGTTTAAACATGGTCAGTTCTCAATCAGGGGTCAGTGGGGGTGGTCAGTAAGGGCGCGGCCCGGGCGTTACAGCAGCCCGGAACCGCTACCCGGCGACTGACCGGCGCCGGGGTTAGGCTTAGGCGATCAGGGTGTCGGCCAGGGGCGACAGGAGCACGGCGATCAAGCCCTTGTCGGTCGATCCGCTCTTGAAGCCGGTGAAGGTGAAGGTGACCTCGACGCCGCTGGGGCTGGTGATGGGCGGGGTGGCCAGGGCGATGGTGGCGTGGTCGAGCTTGAGGCTGAGCTTTTCGTTGCCGGCCGAGGCGCCGGTGCCGGTGCCGAAGGTCAGGGTGACCTCCAGGGTGGTGTCGGTGCGCGCCTGGGCCTTGTCGATGTAGGCGGAGAACAGGGTGCTGTCGACGATGGCCGTGACCTGGCCGGTGACGTCGGCGAAGCCCTCGGGCAGATCAAAGCGCTCGCCACCGAGGCCCAGGGTATAGCGCCCGGCGTCCAGGTTGTTGTTGATGGTGAACTGGACGCTCTTGACGTTGGACACCGCGGAGCCGCCGACCAGCACGGCGCAGTCGGGGGCAAACCAGCCGGTGTGGCCGGTATCGCCCAGGCTGGCGTCGATGGCGCTGGCGGCGATGGTGTAGTTGGCGCCCTGGACCTGGAGGGACAGGGTGGCGGCGCCCTCCTGGGGGATGTCGATGGTCGCCTGGCTGACGCGGCAGCCGAGGAACTGCTCGACCTTGGAGCTGATGCCGGCGCCGGTCCAGTCCTTCTCGACGATCAGGCCCACGGGCAGGGCCTTGGGGCGGAAGGTGTGGGTGTAGGGGGCGCTGGCGCCGGTGGTGGTCGGGGCGCCGAGGACATGGCGCAGGTAAAAGCCGACGTGCTCCGGGGCCATTTCGATGTTGAGATTGCCGGAGACGTCGACATTGCCGGCGCCGGCCTTAGGGCGGGAGCGGTCGGCGCTGATGGTGTTGGGCTGAACGGCGTTACGGCTGGCGGCGACCGAGCACTCGGTGTAGTAGGCCAGCATGCCCTTGGTGACGCTGGTCTTGCTCTTGTAGGTGACTTCGTCGTAAACGGCGACTTTGACGGCTGAGCCTAAAACGGGCATGGGTTAGTCCTCGGCGGCGGGATCGGCGGGAAAGAGGGTGATGGCCGGGTTGGCGGGCGGGGTGGCGTCAGCCGGCGGCCGGGTGGCATCCGTGGCTTCGTCAGCCTCCGCGTCGCTCACGATCTCGAAGCCGCGGGCCAGCAGGCGGGCGGCGGTCTGCGAGTCGACGTGGTGGATGACGCCGGTGGCGTAGGGGCCGAAGGCCAATGGCCAGGGGCCGGGATGGCGGATGGCGACCGTGGGGGCGGGACTGGTTTTCATGCCGCCAGCATCACGCGCGCGGAGGGAGCGGGAAATTAACTGGGGTTATGATTGGGCGCATCACAACGCCACCCCCAGCCAAGCGGCGACCTGAGCCGCCCCGGCGATCAGGCCACAGGCGGCGAAGCACCAAAAGGCGATGTCGTGCGGGTAGAGGTTCATAGGGTGGCGGCCTGCACAAAC